ACCCAATTCTGATTTAAATCTACCTTCTACGATAGAGGCTTTAGAGCCTTCCATTCTGAAATTAATATAGTCACCAAATGTAGTACCTTCTCCATGACGACAGGCTAAGACAACCATCTTTCTATTACCAGCGGCTGGCCCATCTTCTGCAATCTCCTCTTCTGACTTCTTCTTGAAGATAGTGAAATTCGAGCACAACCAAACGATTCTATCGGAACCAGAGGCTGTGTCTGTCTCTTCCCTATCAATACCATCTCGATTAAGTTGCATCAAGATAAGGAATGGGATTTTGTATCGCACTCCAAAGTTATGCATAGAACTCATCATGAAACCAAGTAGTTGGAATTCTCTCATGGCATCACTAATACCAACAGCGTCCATCAATTTCAAATAGTCATAGACAATGACGCATGGCTTTGCAGTCCCGTCTGGATTAAGACCTACTTCTCTTTGCAGCCATCTACGCATTAGTGCTAGTTGGTCTTCAAATGGCATACCAGCGATAGACTTGTGGTAGTATGGGACTTTAGCTAGTCTTTCTCCAGCAGCCCGTACCTGGGCGCGTTTAATAGGGTCTTGACCGAATGCCCCAGTTTCTATATCTCGGATCTTTACACCACTCAACATAGCAAGGGTTCTGTTTAGGTGGTCTTCCTCTAACATTTCCGTGTCCATATTAAGAACTGGAACCTCTTCTACATCAGCAATAGAGAATCCTATGTTGTCTGTCAACACGGTCTTACCAGTCTTTGGGCGGGCTGCGATGACATTAAGAGTAGCTGGACGTAGTCCCCCACCTATAGCTTCGTCATAACGTCGGAACCCAGTAGAGATACCCAATTGATGAACTGGATTGTCCTCTAAATTCTGGATATACTCTAGAACGTTAGAACCAATCTTCTTGGGGTTCGCAGAATTATCATCTAATAGACTGGTAAAGTCAAAGATTGTATCTTCGGCCATACCTAAGATAGTTTGGATAGCTTGAGAACCGTCGATCTCAAGCATTTTTTCTTGCAGTACAGAGGCTTGCTTATGGACTAGTCTTGCAATCTCTAGTCTACGGATTTTCCCAGCGAACTTACTAAAGTTAGAACGGTCAACGTGAAGTTTGAGGATGCTATTAAGATGCTTAGCTTCCTCTGTTCTCTCTACAATATGAGATAGTCCCAGATGATTTGCTGCCGACATAATAGAGGGTAGGTCGATCTTGATGCCATCTTTATCCTTGCAAAGGTACTCTAGGCAACTCCATAGATATTTGTTCGAATCTATAGAGAACGATGAGGACTTCACCATATCGCAAATGTCTAAAAACGCATCCCCACCATATTCACAAACTCCAGCAAGTACAGCACGTTCAGCACCAGGATCAACCATCATAGGCATAAATCATCTTCTCCGTTATCTTAACGTCCCCTTGGAACACAATTATCACATGTAAAATTAACTTCGCCAGTCTCGTCATCCACTAATACCAAATTTGGATTAATATCAAAATAACGATTACAAATCTTACAACAAACTTCTATCGCTTTGAATTCATCTGGACGCTCTGTTGGGTGTCTATTTTCCCATAGTTTCTTATCAATCGCTGTGTCACCCTTCGCCTCATCAGCAAATCTACCATTCCTACCTTTCATAGTAAGGAATTTATTAACTCTGTTGTCGATAGTCACCGCTTCTGTACGTGCAGCTACTCCTCTACCCCTTTGACCCTCACGAGTTTTATTCCTACCCTGTTTAGTATCGTGTCTTGATGTAGTACGACCTCTACCACTACTAGAAGACTCGCGAGGCTCCGAATCTTCGGTGACTACTCTACGGCGTGGATTTTTACGGCCTCTTGGCCTTTCTACTTCTAGTTCGTGATCGTCATCAGAATGATCGCGTCTGCTAGGACTTTTGTCAATCCTTTTTTCTAGTTCTGGCTGAGGATTCTCTTTACGCCGAGAAAACTTCCCAATCAGTCTAGCTACAGCATCCATTTCATCATCACTTAATGTCTCTAAACTTGTGATGATCTTATTATTATCCTTCTTAGCCATTTACTTACCCTCCCCTAATTTTGCTTTACATACTAGCCCTATGACATAACTTATATTACGCAAGCCAGCAGACAATTCTTCTAGCCTCTCTATTCTTTGCTGCGCAAATAGACCAATACGACGGAGTTCATCTGCCGCCTTATTTTCCCTGCAAATTAATTCCATCTTATTTGGAGTATACTTATCATACTGCAATATCTCTTTGCATGTAACGAACGATAGTTGTTCATTAGCCCAAGTCTTATTACTTCTCTCTCTATTAATAGCTCTCTGAAAATAGAAGGAGAATTGAGATAGCCTAGTAGCAATAGCAGCAGCGGAATGTGCGTCTAATGCCTCTATAACTGTTCTACCCATATCTAGATAGCCTTGTAACTCTCCCTCGTTACCAGGAGGTCTATTTGACGGTAATCCTATAGACTTTTCATACTCATCTAATAGCTTTTGGCGATTTTCTAACTGTATCTTTTGTGTATCGTCGCTCATAGTTTATCTTTCCAATTGTCTACTTCGTCAAATGGTAAAATGACTAGAGTGATATTATTGATATCGCACCAGTCTTGTTTAAGGGCGTCATTCTTCCTTTGCTCTACAAAATCCATAACTGACTTATGGAACATACTATTGAATTTATAGTGTTGTGCTCCATGTACTTCTATGGCGACCTTACGCAAGGGAAGAAAGAAATCAAAATATAATGTTTTACTAGGCTCAGGTTTGAAAGATACCTCTTCCAATAGTTGTAAGGTTGGGAACCTAGCTTTTAATAGACCACGAGCCTGTACATGCAGATTGGACCTAGGGCGTTTATCTGTTAGAACTTCTACACCCTTAACCGTCCATTTACATTGCTTGCCGTGTACGTCTTTTACAAGCATACGGATATGTATCCTTCTGGTATTGTTGGAAACTCTAGCATCTCTCTAAACTTTGTGTAAGCTTTGATAGTGCCAATAGGATTTGCTATCAAAGCTTCCCTAGCACTAGGAGCGCCCTGTACTGCAATTTTATTACCATCATCACCAATTATGTGATACCAAGAACCTTTACGGGTAATGATACCTAGGTCTACGCTAATATCCAACAACTCGTCGTGCTTATCTATCCCCCATCCAAAGCGGAATTTAGATACAGACTTCGTAATATTTTGTCCGTTCTGTAGAGGAGCAGCAAAACACTCCCAGTTAACCTCAAGCCCTAAACGAGTTATACTCTTCTCTCCTGGCAACATCCATGGTTGGTTAAATGGAGCATTAAGCTTCACGTCTACTGCATACTGGACTTTATTTCCACTAGCCTCTGCCCACGGATTGAAACCAAAACCAGTATTAGCAATCTTATGTGTGATACCTATAAATAATGACTCATTAATAGGTAGTACTTGACAGATACGTTTACAGAAATTGGACAACATGGTTGGAACGTCATCACGAAAAGCTTTGTCTTCTTGCCAGTCTTTAGCTCTACGTGATTTACTACATAATTGAGACATGGAATCAACTATAAATATTGATCCAGGCTTTTCATTTATTAGTTGTTCAGCTATATCCAGAAAGTCTTCTGCGTGTAAGATGCGACCAAACTTTGATTGGACTACAGTCACTCGATTAATAGAAGGGTCATCACTTATATACTGTTTCAATTGGTGGATACCCATCAAATCTCTAGGCTGTAAGCGACCTTCGACCTTAAAATAGTACAAGTGTCTAGGCGTCTCAAATTTAGTAGGTATTCCTAATGCAGTACCAGCAATATCTAGAGATGTACTAGTCTTACCTACCTTTGGAGGACCAGTAGGTATTACGAAACTCCCAAAAGGAATACCACCATTTGTAAGTAGGTCTAGCCTTGGACTGATAGGTATGATAGTTTGAGTGGTGCTAGTTATATATGATCCAGTAACTAATATGCCATCTCCAAACTTTTCTTTAAGTTGATCGTCAATACCTTTGATTGATACTTCTGTATCTACTGTTGTGTCATCTGTCTCTTCTGTTTTCTTTTTCTTTGCCATTTTATGCCTCGTCTGAACCCAATAGTTTTGATAATGCTGATGGAAGAGGAGTCCTTCTCTTACGCTCGATCTTGGCATCCCTATTGATTGTCTCTTTAGGTTGATCGCC